CAGTATCTTACTAAATTTGAAAACGGTAATGGTATGGTTCCTGGATTTACTACATCTCTTAAAACAAGACCACTTGTTATCTCAAAGATGGTGTCGTATATTCACGAGAAGGCTTGTGTTATACAATCCAAACGCACACTTGAGGAATTAAGAACGTTTGTTTGGAAAAATGGTAAGGCACAAGCGTTGGATGGGTATAATGATGACTTAGTAATGGCATGGGGCATTGGAATGTTTTTAAGAGATACAGCTCTTCAATTCAGACAACAAGGTGTTGATATGGCTCGTGCTTCTATTAATAGCATTTTTAGAACTGGACAGGGAAATAATGTTCCTGTTTATTCTCCTAACGCTAGTAATTTTATGCCTAATCCTTATTCAATGGATCTGCCCGATGGTCAATCCGAAAATTTGGACTGGTTATTAGGTTAATAAATATTTATATAATATAAACAACAATATGGCTGAAAATTCACTATTTGGTAGACTTAAGAAACTCTTTTCCACAGATGTTATTATTCGTAACGTAGGAGGTAAAGAGCTTAAAGTAATGGATACAGATGGTATCCAAAGACTCGGAGTTATCCAAACAAACTCATTATACGACAGATATGCTCGTTTATATACCACATCTGGTGGTATCAATTACAACCTTTCTCAACAATTAAACTACCCTACTACACGTGTTCAGCTATATGCCGATTACGAGGCAATGGATACAGATGCTATATGTGCCTCTGCCCTTGATATTGTAGCAGATGAATGTACTTTACGCAATGAGCAAGGAGAAGTATTACAAATTAGAAGTAGTGACGAAACAATTCAAAAGATTTTGTATAACTTATTCTATGATGTATTAAACATTGAATTTAACTTATGGTCATGGACTAGAAACATGTGTAAGTACGGTGATTTCTATCTTAAACTAGAAATCAGTGAAAAATTTGGTGTGTATGGTACTATACCATTTTCAGCATATAACATTTTAAGAGAAGAAGGTTATGATTTACAAAAACCACAATCAGTACGTTTCAAGTATGATCCTACTGCTCAAGCAACATCACCTTTAGGATATGTTTTATCCTCTCCTTTAGTAGATCAAGAAGGTAAAGGTGTTTATTTTGATAACTATGAAATGGCTCACTTTAGATTATTAAGTGATTTTAACTACTTACCTTATGGTAGAAGTTATTTAGAACCAGGACGTAAGTTATATAAACAACTAGTGTTGATGGAAGATGCGATGTTAATCCACCGTATTGTTCGTGCTCCTGAAAAAAGAGTATTCTATGTTAACGTAGGTAATATTCCACCTAATGAGGTAGAAGGTTACATGCAGAAGATGATGAACAAAATGAAGAAAACTCCAGTTGTTGACCCACAAACAGGCCAGTACAACTTGAGATATAACATGCAGAACGTACTTGAAGATTTTTATATACCTGTTCGTGGTGGTGATACAACAACCAAAATCGATACTACAAAGGGTTTAGATTATGCGGCTATTGAAGACGTAACATACCTTAGAGATAAATTATTCTCCGCTTTAAAAATCCCTAAAGCGTATTTAGGCTATGAAGGTGAATTGAGTGGTAAAGCTACATTAGCTGCCGAAGATATTCGTTTCGCTCGTACAATTGAACGTATCCAGAAGATATTAATCAGTGAGTTGACTAAAATTGGTTTAGTTCACTTATATGCTCAAGGTTATACCAATGAACAATTGACAAACTTTGAATTATCATTAACAACTCCATCAATCATATACGATCAAGAACGTATTGAATTGTTAAAATCTAAGATTGAATTAGCCGGCAGTATTATGGAAAATAATTTAATGCCTACTGATTGGATCTACGATAATATCTTGCATTTATCTGAAGACCAAATTTCTGAAATTAGAGATTTACTTGCTGAAGATAAAAAACGTGAATTTAGATACGAACAAATCAAAACTGAAGGTAACGATCCAGCAGAATCAGGTCAAGCATATGGTACACCTCACCAATTAGCATCATTGTATGGTAAAGGTAGACAATCTACACGAACTAAAGACGATGTGCCTAAAGGATATGATGAAGATAATGATCAATATCCTGAACAACCGATTCCAGGAAGACCTCAAAAGGGTGTTGATCATGACGATCAAGATAGTAATTTTGGTCGTGATAGATTAGGTAAAGACGATCTTAAAGGTGCTGGTAAAGATGCCGACGGAATGGACAAATATAATTTAAAGACTCGTGTCAATGTTAACGCTAACATGAAGCTTGAATCTATGAATACCAACGCAATATTCTTTAAAAACAAAACCATGTTTGAGGACATGAAAGTTTCACGCAAAGTTAACCTTTTTGAGCAAAGCAATTTGTTAGACGAGGATAATATCCGCGAGGAAATCAAATAAATTAAATATTTATAATTAGTAGCGTTCTACAATCATGAAAGTTAAACATAGTAAATTTAAGAATACTGGTATTTTGTTTGAGCTATTGGTGCGTCAAATTACGGCGGATTCCATGGTTAATCAAAATTCTAAAGCATTGGGATTAATTAAAAGATATTTTATTAATTCTGAAATGGCTAAAGAAAACAAACTTTACCAGTCTCTAGTTAATTCTGAACAATTAACAGAGCAAAAAGCTAATGTTGTTATTTCTACTATATTAGAAATGTCAACAAAAATTGATAGAGTTAAGTTAAATAAAGAAAAATTTAATTTAATTAGAGAAATTAAGACATCGTATGATTTCCAAGATTTCTTTAAAGCCAAAATCAATAATTACAAAACATTAGCATCAATCTACGTATTATTTGAATCTTATACTGATAAGAAATTCAAAAATCCAGAAACGATTATTTCAAGTAAAATTAGTATTTTAGAGCACTTAACAAGAAGTGAATCTCCAACTAATTTGTCTCCAATTGTTGAAGAATTTCTACAACAAGACAAAGCTAATCGCGTATTAGTTCAAAAGGTAATGCTTGAAAAATTCAATAAAAAATTCTCAGCACTATCTGACGAACAGAAAGAAGTGTTACGTGAATATATTCAAAGTATTTCTGATTCTACTAATTTAAAGAAATTTTTAAATGAAAAATTCAGACAAGTTAGATTAGATTTGCTTGACTTACAAAAATCAATAGATGAACCTGTAACTAAAATTAAGGTTCAAGAAGTTATAACACTAATCAGTCCAATTTTGGAATCTAAGAAGATTAAAGACGAACAAATTTCTGCTTTACTTCAGTACCAAGAATTAGTTAACGAACTTAAGAGAGTCAATAATGGCTAAAATAAAATTAGTTAAGAAAAAAACAAATGAGATGTCCGGAACCGGTGGTTCCGCATCTGCTACTCCGGGCACCGGAGCTCAATATGCTTCTCCAAAAGCATTTCCTAAAGTTGCTTCTGATTATAACAAAACATTTGGTACACATTTTGCTCCATCAATTCCAAATCGTCCTTCAAAAGCAATTACATACAAAGAATTATGGGAAGCCGGTGAATATGATTCTTTAGTTAGTATTTTAAAACAACTAGGTGCTGAAGAAGATTCTATTAAAGTGCTTTTAAAAGCAGTAGAAATGGGAGCTTTAAAACCCTCTGATGCTATTATAATTACAAAGAAAGCATTAGGTATGAAAGAAGGATACGGTGAGTTTGATATGGAAGATGATGGACCAGATTATAATAATATATCTGACTTAGAAGATGAATTACGTAGACTTGTGCGTTGGTCTAACCAATATGGAAGTAAAGGCGCTGATGCTCAAATTGATCAACTAAGAAAAAGAATAGAATATCTAAAATCACAAGTTACAAACGAAGAAACAAGTGACGATGCTAATTTTGATAGTGCTACAACCGGTGCAAGTGGTTTACAAACAATGAACCCATTACCTATAAAAGAAGGTCGTTATAGCGAATTTAAAAAAACAACTCAAGTAAGAACTCCAAGTGAGCAAATGCACAGAGCGGTTAGAGAAATTCGTAGAAAAATAGATGAAATCAATAAGTTAGTTGATTACACTGAAAAGATGAAATCTGAAATGAAATCAGATGTTAATGAGGTTCGTTACTTAAATAGAACTAAAGAAGCACTAGCTAAAATTTCAGCTAAAATACAAGAAACAAATAATAAAATTAAACGATTAGTACAATAAAATGAAAACACAACTTAACGAAATTAAAAGAATGCAGCGTTTAGCTGGTATCATTAATGAATCACAATTTTTAAGCGAAGCAAAATATTTTACAAAATTTGATGCTGTAAAAAAAGAAATCGCTGCGAATAAAGGTGCTGTAGCTATTTTTAAAGTAGAACCAGAAGATAAATCTGCTGTAAGTAATGAACTAAAACCACATCTTGGAAAATTAGTATCTGTAGAA